CCATCTCCTCATTATAACAGTCCCATCTTTCTTTTTGTATATTTTCCATGACTTTTTGCCATCAAAATAATATCCGTCTAGTGTCATTTAAAGTCCTCCTCTTTCATTTTTACATTTGCTTGTTCTTTTTCGTCGTGTTTTAGGTCATAATACATGTCCAATCTTTTCAAAAACTCATGCTTATAGCGCCTTAATTCAGCACCTTCGACAACAAATTCTTGATAATATAGATCAGGAGTACACATCATTATGACTCCTTGCTCTATTTTCGAGTTATGGACGTAGTCATGAGCCATTGCATAAGCTGCAATCTGTAAAAAATAATCTCCAACCCATTCTCTTTGCTTTGGTCTATTTGATTGTTTGAAGTCAACAACAGTCTCTTTACCATTGTGAGAACAAATTAAATCTGTTGAGCCCGCATAGAGCCCTGGATAGTATAACGTGACCTCTGAGCCGTAATATTCATTGACCGGCGTTAAACCTATGTCTATGACCTTGGAAGCCATCTTTTTAGCTACCTTTCCTAATTCTGTAAGATCATCATAACCTTCACCTAATACATATTTCTCTAAAAATTTATGCATCGCAGTACCACGATTACTAGATATATTCTTAATCTCTTCCGCTTTCTTTTCACCAACTTTGGCTTTCCATTCTTTCAAGAATGTCTGGTCCTTGGTCCGTGATAAAATAGTCGTGACTGATGGTAATCTGTGTCCGGCTACATCATAGGTCCGTGTTCCATGGTCATCGCTCCTTGTACCATCGATGTATGTATATTTACTATTATGTTTTATCTTTTTACCTATGTTATGGTACTCTTGAATATCTTCTTCATTCATCATTTTTTCTTTCTTCTCTTTCTTAATAATTTTACTCTAGTATGCCAGCACCACTCACTCATCTTAATGATATAAGTTTCAACAGCCGATATACAATCGTCCAGGAATCCACAAAATTTATATATCAATCTATCAATCATAGTTTATTTTTTAATTCTTTTAAATATTTTTCATCGTCTTCATGTAATGGTATATCTCTCTCGGGCATGTCTTCGTAGAACTCTAGATGTTCATCTTTCTTTTCTTTTTTTCCAAATATTTCACCCCATCTTTTACGATAGGTATCATTAGAAACCCTTGATTTTCCGTCCCATTTTGGCTTTTTATTCTTAGACATATTTTTCTAAAAACTCCTTAACTCTACATACTCGTTCATATAATTCTCTATAAGTTAACTCACCTTTCATAGCATTAGCATATCTTTCAGCAAAAGAAAAGTTACTTGGATGATTGTTAGTTCTATCACTATCTCTATGATCTACTTCAGTATAATTACTTTTAGCATTTATAACATTTCCAGTGATAGCTGATCGTGTATGTGGAGACATGATGGGTTTACCATCCGCATAAAAATCCCATTCTTTAGTATGTGGGTGTAATGATTGTACTGGTGTCTTCTCGTTAACTTCTATTCCAGGCCAGATTTCATTCAAACAATCTTTGACCGCGATTCCTTTGTGTTGTAGTTTTTCTTTATTTGACATGTATGTTTCTCCTTCTGGATACCGCTTACAACCATATAGAAAAGCTCTACCTTTCTTACGTAATAAAGTTGTAAACGTCTCCTCTTTTATTTGTTTTTTTCCTCTAGGTCTAAATAGATAGGCCCATACTTTGTGCCATTTAGTTCTACCAGAGTTTTCGTTTATTCTTTGTATAGCTCGTTCAGGATCTTTGTAATAACTTACCATTCCAAGAGAACAGCCGGCTAGTTTAGCTATCTCTCTATATTTAAGAGTAGGTTTACCATCGACAAAATATTTTAAAACTTTAGTTCTAAAATCTTTTTCTTTTGAAATATTACTCTGAGCCATTTGTAAATACCCATTTTACTATTGATGTTGCTGGATCAAAGCCATCAAACTTTAGATCTTTAGTGCAACTGGTAAGAACCACCATCATCAATAAGACCATCATTACTCGTCTCATATAACTCCCCTTCCGAGTCACAGTCCCAGCATTGGTGAACTGTGTCTTCTTCCATTAGACTAGCTACTTTTACAAAGCCATTACCTTTACAGGTAGGACAAATGTATTTCTTTAACCTAGCTTTTTTTAACTTTGCCATTTAATTTCTTCGCTTTCTCGTTTGCTATTGCTTCAATTGTTTTAGCTACACTTAATTTTGCGTCGGGCAATATTACCTTCGACAATGCTTCTAAAACCCTGTATGTTTCTTTTGATAGAGAAACATTCTTATACTTACTCATGTCTGTCATAAGTTTTTTCCTTTCATATTTATAACCCATATATAGGTGATAATATAGGATTGTCAATGAAAATATTGTTAAGTTTAGTTATTTGCTCACAAGTTGCAGGATCTTGCCTGGAGCCGTACGAATGGCCAACAAGATTTGATACGCAATATGATTGTTTAATGTTTGGTTATGAGCAGTCTACTATAAAAATGAGAGAGATAGGTCCAGTAGAAGTTAACAAATATAATATGTTTATAAAATTTTATTGCACTCCAGAGAATACAATTTGACATCGTTGATTTAAAGTGGTAACGGTAAGACTCTTCTCACCATTACCTACCCTTATTCTTTCCCTCTTTTAGGGTAGGTGTTTTTATTCATATCAAACCCTGTAATTTCCGTGCACGTACTTTTACAGGGCCAAAGGCTCCACACCTCCACGGTACTTGCCGCTTCTTAGGTTGCCGTACAGAGGCTAGCGCGTAGCATTACTTGGACGGAGGTCCTTTTCATAATCAAAATTTTTCTTTGTCCCACATTAATAACAGTAGGACAGCTAGTAGTATTGGTAGACTACTTACAAATACAGCCAATAAGATCGCCACTACCATCTTTCATTACATGAACATTGAACGGTGGTTCATGATACGTTGTTAAATGCAAACGTAATATATCACAAAGATCAAAACAATTTACTTCGTCCAGTAATGACATACCCGCCGTCATCTCCTTTGTGACAGTTACTAACTGATATAACCCGTCGTTTAGAAGTATTAAGTCCATTATTTGCCGCTTTGTTTATTTGTTTTAGCAAGTTGTTCATTGGTCCTTGTTCCGTGAAACAATACAGCTTTCAATCCTGGTGCTTTTATCTCGACATCTACACCATATGAACGCCATTGTCGTTTCATGATATTTAGTTCAAGCAAAAAGGTAGACCACTGTTTTTGTGAAATACCTTTAGGCCTGATAGTTATTATTTTTTCTTTACTCATCTTAATCTTTCTATATCTAAGCTAAATGTATGACTGATACAATGTTGTGTCAACATACTTTCAGTAAATTTTTCTTTAGTGTTTATATCTACTTTAGGCCATTTACTATCTCCAGACCAAGCCATACCACTATATAAATTAGCATCTAATAATGCCTGTCTATATATCTTCCATCTTTTCCAAGATGCATCGATAGCTTTTTGACGTTTTGGAGTCATACGTTTAGGCTTACGCCAGTTACTATGCTTCATCATTATCTCGTACGCTTTTTCAGTACAATCTAATTTATTCGCCATCTGGACCTCGAGAAGGTTGATGTGATAATTCTACCATTATCTTCCATTGATCCCTATGAGTAAATGCACATTGGTCAAATTTACTACAAGCTTCATCAGCACTGTCTGCATTAACATACATATTAAAGTTAAATAATACATTGTTAAACACATAGACTCTATTTTCTTTTTCATGATAATCATCATGAGGTGCTGAGTCTTCTAATTGTTTTACTTTTTTACTTTTTGCCATAACTTTCTTCTTTCTGTGTTAGTTGTTATTTGTATAATATATAGGATATCAAAGGATATTTGTCAACCCTTATTTTCCCTGACCTTTGTAGGCCTTGAAACTACGTCGCTTTGACTTGTTCATTTTGCATTTACTAGGATTACGACCAATCGAAGTTTTGTGAAATATAGGTATATGAGCTACTTTTGCGTATAAACCTTTAGCTTTTGCCATTAAAATACTCCTTTACACCTTCTGCGTTAGGTAGTGATGGTATATAACTTATCTTACCATTTACATATTGTTCTAAATCAGCACCACAAGTTAAACATCTATAAAATCTTCTAGTTACACCAACTAACATAGTGTACTCTTCACAGTCAGGACAGATACCGTTAACTATTTCTGTATGAATCTTTATTGTTTTTTTCTTTTTTCCTGTCATAAACTTTCTTATTTTTTACCACACGTTGATGATAACGTCTATCTTTTAATTCTCTAGCTATCTTATTCGAGGATGAGTTTTTTAATACTTCTGCTACCATCAATATTTGACTCTAATTCTGCCATAGATTTTATGCATTGATACTTGACATGTCCATCAGGTTTTAACTGGCGTTTAGCTACACGTGCCCCCTTGAGACATTCAGACATTGACGTTTGGATACGTGCCTCCTTGATCTCTCCCTGTACAATCATAAGTAGGGCAACGACTAACTCTGTCATACTACCTTACCTTTGTTTTCACCTTGCTTGATAACATATTTTTGTGTACCATGTTTGCCAGTTTCTACTTCTTTTTTTAAATCTTTAACATAACTCATCTGTTTAGCTTCTTTGTTTATGTGAGCTATGTAGTCTAAAACTTTTTTAGTTATACGTCCCGTTGCCATTTGCTCTTACCTTATCTTTTAATTCTTCTATATCTGCTAATGCTTTTTCTAATTGTGTATTTAAAAATTCTATATTAACTTTGTTTGTCATGTTCATTTCTTGAGTCTTTTCCATTTTCTCTACGGACTTATAAAGATCCTCGATTAAAAAATGTTGCTCCTGGTCCGTGGGCACTTGTTCTGACTTCTTTAATAAATCATTTTCAAACAACTCACGTGATGTCTCTAACGATACCAACCTTGCCGTCAGCTCCGTGTATGCGAACGTGCCGGCTGCGACGAGCAAAATTAGTGAAGCTACCGTCTTCATCGGCATCTGCACAGCAGCGGATTCTGATATATTTAAAGGTTTTTTACTCATTTTCTTTTGGTTTTGGTAGCGGCAGTATATAATCTTTTGGTGGAATTTTCAATCCACCTTTGTCCAATTTGGTTTTTCCTGAATTTATGAACTTATCTCCCATTAAATTGACATCTGGGTTTTCTTTTTTATAGTCATCTTTCATATCATCCCAAAGACTTTGTGAGTCAGATGGTCTAGTATTATCTCTTGCAGGAGTCACACCTCTGCATTTAGATACCAATAAATCAAAGTTAGAATTGTATGCAAGACTTGGATTACTATTTACCCTGCCACACATTTTCATTAATTCTAATTGTTGTTTGATTGCCACGTTTTCTTTTGCTGTTTTACAGTCTGTGCCTAAATATTTTCTGTAAGTAAAACTTAAGTATTGTTGTTCATTGGTGCTACTGTCAGAATAATTATAATCAGTCTCTCTTTTATCGGTTCTTATTTCAAACTCTCCACATCTTACACCATAGTCGTTAAGGTATTCGTTTCTAGGATACGCAGGTTCTACAAACAATGCTAGAATTGTTAAGGCTAAGATAATTAGTCCTGTAAAATAATAATTCATCCTGAGAACCTCCATACATTACCTGTTTAAATCTTTAATATCATAATCATGTTCTCTGACTTGATCTGCTAATTGTCTGTATAAATTCTCTGCCATCTGCCACGTAGATTCAGCAGAAGTTAATCTTGTATTTTGATCTACAATTTTATCTTCAGCAACTTTTAAATCTCGTTTAAGATCTACAATTTGTTGTTGGTTTGAGTTAATTGTATCTGTAAGATTTACAACATATCTAACGCCAGTAAATGTTCCAACTAATACAGATGCAACAACAGGTACTAATACAAAATTTTTTTTTAATAGACTAGCTAGATCCATTATCTAGTCCAAAACATTAATCTTTTAGAAAAATTTTTTATTTTATTCCAAATTTTTTTAAACATTTTATCCTCCGTTATTATTAAAGGTTCTAAATTACAGTCACATCCATCAATTGGACATAAAATTGCTCCTCTGTGTGGGTGTCCACAAAAATCACATAAATTTAAACTCATTTTTTCTTTTCCTCAATTTCGTAGAAAAAATTGTCAGTATCTTCTGTTACCCACTGACTAGCATCTTCTACATTCCATTCATTAGTTTGTACCTTCCAATCAGGAATAGTTTCTTTCACAGTGAAAGAAGGTAAATTCCAAATAATTCTATTGTTAGGTTGTGCTGCATACGTGCCGTCTTCGAGGGCCATTATGTGTGCGCACTTATGCTCGTGCGGTATTTCAGAATGTTCTGTATCTACTATATTACTCTCTGGGTGTGCAAAATCAATAGTAAATAAATATTTGCCATGGTAAGTTTTTTTATCTTTACCAAAGTATTTACCTGATTGACCGGCTAATATATCAAAAGTAGTAATAGCAGGATAATAACTAAAAGAATTCCAAAGCTCCAATTCATCAAGTCTCTTATTGGGAACAGACTTGGGGTCATAACCACGTTGAATAAAAGCCGTAATTGGGAGACGATAAAAGATTGCACCGTTTTCCATAATAGCATGCCATAAGATAGCGCGACCTGTAATACAGCTAATACCAAAGATAATGCAGTCTTCAACTTCTCCATGATGTTTTTGTAAGTCATATAAATACTCTCTTTTTATCTGTGCGTATTGTACAGGAATATTTGCATTTAAGTAAGCCATATTTTAACCTCATTTAATTGTACCCCAATTGGGTCCAGATTCATAGTCTACTTTGTTAGGCACCTCTAACTCAACAGCACCTTCCATAATATCTTTTATTTTATTCGCTTCTAAACTATTTTCAACAGATATATCAAGTTCATCATGTACTTGTATATGTGGTGTGATGCCTTCCTTGTACAAATCAATCATAGCTTTTTTTGTCATGTCAGCTGCTGATCCTTGTATTAATCTATTTAAAGCTTTGTATGTATAAGCTCGCTTGATTCCTGGTCCGTGTTCCGTGAGCGCGTCAGCATGAGGCAATGGTTTATGTATACCAAACTGATTAGGTTCCCATAGATGAAACCTACATAGACGTCCCAACAATGTACGGATTTGTCCTCTGTTTTGAGCACGAGAAGATACGTTATCCATAAGTTGTTTTACAAAAGGTACACGTGAATGATACTGTCTAAATAAATTATCAGCTTTGTCTTTAGATACACCAAGCTCTGCTTGTAGTTTATTCTTACCCATACCATAGAACAGACCAAGGTTTATAGTCTTGGCCTGTGATCTAGGTATCTCTGCCATGTCTGCTACGATCTGGTGAAAGTCTACATTTGAATCATTGTAGGCATCCAATACATCGTTCACTCCATAGAGACTCTGTAAAGCTGCGTAATGCACAACTAATCTTGGTTCTTGTTGTGAGTAGTCAAAAACTCCCCAAGTACAACCTTCTTCTGGTATAAATAATGATCTAATAGCTGGTCCTAGTTCTTTGTTTCTAGCTGGAATCTGTTGTAGATTAGGATTTGAATAACTAAATCTACCAGTAACTGTGCCTCCAGAATCAGATCTTAACTGATTTATTTCAGCATGAATTCTTCCTTTATGTGTATGTTTTATTATGGTATCAATAAATGTTGTATGAGCTTTATTTATTTCACGAGCTCTAGCAATTAATTTTACTGTCGGGTGAGGATGGTTTTGTAAAAAGTTTTTAGTAAATGATGGAGAATTTGTTTTTTCAGTTCGGTCAAATGGTAGGCGCAGTTTTTCAAAGACTTGCGCAATGGAACGTGCAGCCCATATTTGAGTATCTACTCCTGTTTCTATTTTTACTTTTTGTAGGCATTCTTTTTCTTCTGATGATAGTTTGTTTTTTAATTCGTTGGCTGCTTCTAAGTTTACTCGAACACCTAAAAAACGCATATCGACTAGGCAAGGAAAAAGTTCTGTCTCTAAATCAAAAATAGATTGTATATCTTGATGTTGTATTTCTTGTTTCATTCTCTGCCACAAATCTAAAGTTACAACAGCATCTCTTTAAGCATACTCGACAACATAAATCGATGG